GCCCATACGAGCCAAGAAACTAGCGCGTCTGGGGTTGTCGCCCTTCTTTACAGGTGCTTTTAGATTCATACCCTGCCGCCTAGCAGACGCACGGCCTCTAGCGTTCAAACCACCCTTGGGGTTCTTGCCAGCTTTGCGTTGCCATGCTGGTGTCTTAGCCATCTGCCAATGCCCTCATACGATCTACCAAACGCCTAGCCCGGTTGGGAACCTGAGTGTACCACCGCGAGTCAACCATCTCATCTGCTGCTTTGTCCCAATCCCTGGCATCAACTCCGGCCTTCATGCCTTTGAACTTGGATAGCCGAGGCCGCCCCATGTTGAACATCATGTTAGCTATGATGTGCTGACACTCCTCTGGCAGATCATCAAAATCATCATACAGCACCCGGCACTCGTCAAGAGTCACAGCTATATCAAGCGCAAACAACTGACGCACACGCTCTTGCTCGACTACTGTACCCACAGGCTTGCCATATTCTTCGTCAACCTCAGTAATCATATGGCCTACACCTGTCGTGCAGATTCCTAAATGATCTAGGTATATCTCGTACTTGCAACCCTCGTCTTCGGCTATCTCTTCGCGTAGTTTATCTTTGTTCATCTGCTTTTCTTTGCTTTTGCCTGTGCAGTTTTAGACAAGTCTTTGAAGTGAAACAAACGCTTGGATGTTTTGCCGTGTGACTTTCCAGAATGTAATTGACCATTCGGCATTTTATGTGTGCCACCCTTGTGCAAAGTTCCATCTCTAAAATAATGCTTGACGCCTTTAGCCATTACTTCTTCCTTTTCTTTGCAGTTGTTTTCTTCTTCTTGCTACCGCCGCGTAGCAAATCCGAATCAGCTTTCCTTGCACCACCCTTGCCAGACACAAAAGATTTTACCCTACCCATAGCCCACTGATGCGCTGACACCTTTGGCCTAGAGCCTGATGAATAGTATGCACCCAGCCCACGTTTATAGACCTTATCAAGAGTTGCTTTAGAATATCGTGATGCGCCTGAGATGCTTGCAAACCTAGACATTATCCGCGACTCCTCTGCTTGCTAATACGATCCATCATAGCTGGGGTCAGCTTGCCCTGCCGATACAGCTTGGCAGTACGCTTGATCTCTGCTTCTCTTTTCTTTGGGTTCTTAGCACCGCGTACATATTTCTTTGGCACACCGCCCTTTGTCTTAGGAACCTTTGGAAACTTACGTTTCATCGCTTCTTCCTTTTGGCTTGCTTGAAGTTCTTTGCAGTTGGCGCACCCTTCTGCCCAACCTTACGCATCTTCTCACCACTGCCAGCCTTGATACGCTTACGCTTTGCATGGATGTTGCGATACAAACTCATCACTTTCTCCTAAATTTATCAAGCCCTTTCAAACCCAAACCAGCCAAAATTGTGACATACAATATGTTCTGATACCAGTCTGGAAGTTCACTCAGCCGTTCAAAGCCTGACTTTACAACATCTTCCATGCCGGGAATGAACGATAAAATACAAGGGGTTAGCACTGCTATTGTGATTACCTCATCCTTCCAAGACCCCTTGGTGGACTCAGCCATAATCATTTCCCACTTGCTATCGTGCTGGGCGGCGGTCTTCATTATCTCTGATTTGGCTTTCTCTTTCTCAACTTTGCCTTCAAGAAATGTCTGCGCCAGACTGCCAACAACGCCTAGTAACTGTATCATTCGTCCTCCAAAATCTCTAAAATTTCACCAGCTTCAAGCCTAACCTTCAGCTGCTTACATGACCACTTCTTATCAAAGTCAGCCGTGTGTCCAACATTTCGTTTTATCTTGCGGCGTATATTCAAACACTCAGACAGATTTTTGTAAGGCGTGTATTCAACTCTCTCTTCCCCTATCATCAACAGTAAAACAAATGTCATCTCAATCATTTGTTCGTCAACCTTTCTATGTTGTCCTCAATCTTTGTAAGCCGCCTGTCGTAAAACTCCAACACCAGTTTCTGTTGCTGATCGTGTGGAGCATTACCTGATTCTATATTTTGTGCCAATTTTTCTAGCTCTCCAGCAAGATGCTCGATCATCATAAACTGTTCGCTATCTGCTGGCAGACTACCCATCTCACCTCTAGGCCACTTAATGCGGAACTCTGTATTCATATTTAGATCTGTTTCCATCAAAATCAATTTGTTTTCGATAGTGTTAAGACGTTCGATAACCCCAAAGTAAGCCCATGTGCCAACTGTTGCAGCTATCAGTAACGCAATCAAATTGCGTATGGGCATAGCCAGTTCTGTGTTGTCATTTAACTTTGGCATCAATCACAAGCTGTCTGTTCCGCACAATCAGTAGGAAAACAGTGTGCGACCATTTTATAATATTGATTTTCGTATGTTGCTTGCCACATTTGCTCATCAATTAAATACAAGCATTGGGCTTCAGTCATAGGTTGCTGCAAAGAAACTTGATTACCAATGTACTGCCACTTATAACCGTCAAATCCCCACATACTAATGACAAGTATAAATAGAGTTTCAACGGTATGATGAATACTAGTCATCAGTAATTATGACCCATTGGACATTGTTAGGGCTGCTTTCCGTCCTAAAATTACCAGCAAGCTCCCAGTTTATATTGTCTTTTACAGCCTCTTGTTTTTTATCACCTGTAACATGACCGTGTATCATTGTTGCCAGCATGGCTGCTATTATAATATTTTCCATCATTGAGATTTCCTGTCTGCGTACGCATTTGCACCAAAGTAAGCTGCAACCAATGCTGAGTTGGCAACAAAATATGTTGGTGCAATATCAGTAATCATTGTTGCAGCGTTATCATAACCAAGCATAGCTGTAATCAATATTGCGGCTGGGTAGTTCAAAGTGCCAAACAAAGCAAACCATGTCATGTATCTCATGCTGTCTCGCCTAGCATCAGCATCTTCTAGTTCTCTGCGTTTGAACTCTAAGGCCATTGCAATTTCATCATCACACAACGTATCATCATTGTTTGTATCAAGATGCTGATATGCGCTATCTTTTTGCAGTTTCTTTTGTGTCACAATACAATCTCCTCTGCACTACTTTGCGCCACAGTAACAAACAAAAAAACAAACAAAGCTACCGTGACTGCGATAATAGCGGTGACGAGTAGCGTTGTTTTAATCGTTTCTTCAATCTCCTTGGCCCTTCGTGCAGCCTCTCTACGCGCCGCCCTCTCCGCTTCTTTTTGCTCCCTGAGTTTCTGATTATGATGATTGACAATCTCGTTCCATGTGTCTGGGCCAAACCGCAAGTTAATCATAGTTTTGATTTCTTGCATTTGCTCCTGTAATTTTTTGGCCTCAAGAACTGAATCAATACTGCTTTGAAACTTAATGTCACCGACACCAGCTTGTTTGTTACGCTCCTCATTAAGTTTCTTTTGACAGTCAAACAATGTGCCGATTTGCTGTGAAATATCAGCAACAGATTGAACATCGTTTATACGAGCCTTGATAAAAGCTATTGCATTGGATGCCGCTGTAACGGCAGCTATCGCTGTTACTGGCTCCATCTTAAATTATTAAGCATACGGACTAGCGCCAAGGACGCTTGTGTCCCACGCTGCTTTCAGCTTTGTTATTGTGTCTGCCTTATCAATCGCAGAATTTGCTGGCGCATCACGCAAGGCTTTTTTCTTTGTCACAGATGCAGTCTTTGCAGATGCGTCATCTGCCTCCAGCGCCTTCATATACACGACATCCTCTGCATCCAGAAGCGGCTGACGCACTTCACGGATTTTGTCCTTAAAGATAACCTTTGCGGCAGTCATGTCTTCACTGATGACTTTGCCAGACAGCACCCAAGCACCACGGAAATGACGGTCACTGGGCATTCTTGTTGTTTCAGCAGCATCAATCTGCTTTCCGTCTTTATCTACAATATATGTTGTTACAGCCATGATGTTCTCCTATGCGGCCTTTTCTTCAGTTTGTAAATCGTCTGATATCTTCCAAGCGTTGCGCCACTCACGGGTAGCTGGTAGCTGATCTTTGCGGCAGATAACTATTTTAGGTTTGTTGCCCTCGTTCCATGTCTGCCAGATATGCTGTGGTATATCCTTCATAATCAAATAATTTACCCAGCCACCATATGGGCCAGTGGTTTCTGTCATTGGGCCAACAGGCTCTGTGTTGTGCAGTAAATAACCCCTTGTATGTTTCACAAAGTCAGGTTGCGCCTCATCCTTTGCCAACTCCCAATAGCTCTCGACCGGCGGCAATACGCCCCCATTTTCGGCTGCGGCAACCCAATTTAAGTCTGGAACAAGGATTTTAGCAGGGGAGTCTATATCGTTTGGGTCTTCAAAAACAATTCGGATATCTGACTGCACACCGTCTAGGTTTTCTTTTGCCCAGCACAAACGGTCAAACAGGTGTGTGCCTTGAAACTCTGGTGTTTCAATCATGCTAATATATCTCCAAAAGCAGCGTTATTCATATCAGTACAGTCTGTAGCAGACCCATTTTCAAAGTGAAGGTGTTTATATTGTGTAGTCGATTGCTCCTCATTCGTGTTTGAGGTAGTGTTTGCCGTTGCATTTTCGCCCTGACCGCTTAATATTATACTATGTAGATCTTTTAGCGCACTTGTAACATTTATTCTAAATTCACCGGGATTATCATCGGTTAAAGAAGATACATTATGACTTCTGCGTATAGCGCTTGGATCAAAAGTTACTAATACTTTAGCTGTGCCATGTATAAGATTCTGCGTTTCAAGTGATCCAGCAGTACTGTGTTCTATTTGGTCTGCTTTAATTTTTCCATGTGCCATTACGCAATATCCCCCGCCATCATAAATGTAACATCTTCATCAGAACCGCCACTTATAACTCTAAAATGTTTGGTTGAAGTAGATTGCGTCCCATCATTTACTATTGACCTAGCACCAGTAGTTGTACCGTCTCTGTTTCCAGCATATCCCGCTTGTGCTGTTGCATCATTTGAAAAGTTATTAGTAAAATTTAATTCAAATTGAAGCGCACCACCATCACCAATTGAAGAGACATTAAGGCTATCTCCTACACCAGAGTTTCTTTTTGTTGGTGGGTTTGTGTCATCTATGCTAATCCAAACTTTTAATAACCCTTCTTGCAAAGACTGCGTAGCACTAGCGCCAACTGTTAAGTTAACAGTCTTAGCAGTGCCTCGACCAGTGAGCTTGTCTGTTTTTACCTCACTCATGCTAAGTCTCCATGAACATTAATAGTCAAATAATTGTCTTGACTTGAATCATTTTGATGTTGACTTGCAGTGGTAAAAGACCCCGAAGCATATGCAGATGATGCAGAAAAGCGACTATACCGAGAATTACTTCCGTTTAATCCTGTATAGTGAGAATTTGTAATAGATGCATATTGAGTACTAGACATATTATTAGTAAGTGATGTTGAAAAAATTCCTGTGCTAGTATCACTAAAACTGCTTACGTTGAAGGTGTCACCACCAGTATTTGCACCAAGTTTATCACCTCTTTGGTCAAACACACCAAACGCCTTTGCCGCACTTTGCTTAGTCAGCGTAGCCGCACCACCGGCGGTGCTTTGGATTGTATCTGCTTTTAATGTACTCATCTAAACCACCGTGTAAGTTTCGCCAGAGCCGACTGTAACAGTTACCCCTGAGTTGATAGTTATTGGCCCAGCAGACATAGCGTTTTTGCCATTGGTTATTGTGTAGTTTGTTGTTACCGTCTGGCCGTTTTCATAAAACACTTGGTCTGAGCCGCCGCCAGTTGCACCAGCCGATATGCCTGTAAGACTCGACCCATCAATGGCTGGTAATGCACCTGTTAGTTGTGTAGCTGCTATGCTTTTGTTTGTTAGTGTCTGTGTTGCTACAGTGCTGACCAGTTCACCATCGCCGCCGGGCGGTAGCGTAAGCGTGTTTGTCACACTAGCAGAGTGCGGTTGCGCCTTAACAGTTTGACCATGAGTATTTACTTCACAGTTAAATACTATAGTGCCGGGATTTGTATTACCTTTAAGAAC